TTATCGATAATTTCCTTTTTATTATTATTCGTAACATTTTGAAAAAAATTAGTGCAATTTTCCGAGTTTAAAAATTTGAAAAGTTCTCCCACATTTGTTAATGACATTGTAATATAATAATAATAAATTAACTTTAAGTATTTTTATATATCACAATTGTTTGACCATTCGTGAGTGTATATGTTGTTTAGATCAGCCTTTTTAATAAAAAAATCATTGATTGAATACTTTTTTTCTGACACTAATTTTTCTTTTTCAATAGTTGCTGTTTCTAGATCGTTAAATACCCCTATAAAATAAGCGTAAGGTTCATTTTCAACTGTATTATAACTTGTTCCAAATAAAATCCACATAATAATAATAATAATAAAATAACTTTAAGTATTTTGAATTTTATATTCGTGCCAAGATAGTTTTTTAGGTTCTACTTTAGGAACCGATTCCTGTGCATTTTCTTTGTCCAAGTTATCAATTCGTTTCATAGCAGAATCAATATACAATTCTTTCAAAATCTTACCAACCATTACCGATCCATTATGTTGATCTACTTTTTCGTCCTCAATTAACTTTAATACAGTTAACAATTTGGTCATTATGGTAAGATCCAATTCATTCTTAACAGCTTTATGAAAAATATCAGTATAATTATCGTATAAAAAGGAGCAACCCTCACGACATAATTCGATAAAATCTCCTTCACCATTCCAAGATAGTTTCAAGTTCTCAATAAACCGAACATCATCGCGTATTTTAGTACTGTGTTTAATTTTACGAATGTTTTTAGTATTGTCTTGCCAATCGTTTTGATCCAACAATTTTTTTAAGTTTAGACTTTCCTTGTTCATTTCTATATTATTTGGACCGATTGTTTAACTCATTTCACTAAGATTTATTTAATATCTATAATATATAAAATAAATGAAAGTTAGCATTTTGAATATAATTTTGGCAGTAGTCATTTTTACCGTTATTGCTGCAACATTATTGATTTCAACTACAGTTGTAATGCCTTATTCTGAAGACACCATCTTCGCCAAACAATTTCCCTACGAGGGATTTAGTAATTATGGAAACGCAAATAATGACAAACCCAATACTGATGCTGGGATTGATAAATTTTTAATACAAGGTGCAACTGCAGGCTCAGAATGTACAAAAGTGTATGGATTTGACGGTCTTTTTTGCAAACCCTTTGTTGCTGATAGTAGTATTGACAAATTTTCAGAGATAAAAGGTGATCCGTCTTGTTTAGGTAAGAGCTCGGGTCTTTCTAATTCAATGGGTGGATTATGTTTGGATGCTAATATGCAAAATATGTTGAAGACCCGTGGTGGAAACCAGACCGGGGCTCCTATGGAGATTGGTAAATAAAATAAGGAAACCTTGGTTTCCTTATGATCCTTCCTTTCAACTTTATTCGAAGTTATATGAAGATAGATAAAAAAAACATATAAGGTAAGCATATAAGGCATCCTCCGTCGATTTTTCCGTAGGAAAAATCTAGGGAGGATCTAGGAAATGCTCTGTTGGCGAAGCCAACTACGCATTTCCTTCAATTCTGTTTTTCTAAAAGGTCAACATACATCTATTACAATATTTTATTAATTGACTTCGATCAGGATCGATATCAATCGTATCTTCCAAATATTCGTGTTTACAGTTTAAATACAAATATCCATTGACATCTTTCAATATTTTACGAAAAGCAACCGATCTTAAATAGCGGCGAAAATGTTTTGTATCAGTCGGATCATCATTTCTCGTATTAACGTGTGCTAGTGAACAAGAATCCATTTTGATTTTCATTCCAATCATAATATTAACGTCTTCTGTATTTAGTTTTTCAATACATTCATCAATCTGCTTCTGAAGGATACAATCTATTGGCGAAGCCAAAGGATCATATCCTAGATTCTCCATAGATAACTCTTTCAGAGCTATCGACGGAGAATGAATATCTTCGCTAATCATACTATTATTTCCGTTCTCTGATTCTTGTGAAGGTTTTACGGGCACTCCGCACCCTTCGGGTGCAAGTTGCGGGCAAAGCCCGCTGACCAAAGGTGCCGTAAAACCTAGATCATCATTAGATGTAGTGCTCGCAGACGATCGAAGATCGGTGAAATTGACGGATGATGCGTTCATTGTTATGTTATAATATTTACATTATTTTAACATAAAATAATAATTCAATTTTTTCGTAAAACCTTCAAATCAATGGTATTGAAATATTTCCATTCTCTATTATGATAATATTTTACGGTGATTTCGTAATCAGTTACAAATTCAAACTTAAAAAGATCGTCGTCACCTAACCAATCGTCTTCATATTGAAGACGTTCGTCTCCTTCATCAAATTCTTTCAGGACCAAATAATCGTACAAATCAATTTGAAAAATATTTGTAATATTACGAATATCGTACAATCTCCATTCGTAAGGGAATGACCACATACATCCGTTAACAAACATAAATTGTCCATTAGGTGAAACGATAACAGGTCCGGTCCATATAAATTCTGAACCACCCTTATAAGCGGTACTTAATTCTCGTTTGTCGGGATCATCAAACACTTCACCAGACTCGCAATTGACGAACAATTTTAACATATAATTTCTCCCTCCAAACCACCATTCTTTACCAGATATCGTTATAAACTCATTCAATGGTGAATGACTATTTTGTTGTTTGTACTCGTGTATAATCTCATTGTTCTCAACACGGACCACTTTTACAATAACATATTTGTTTTTTTCGTGTGTTGAATTCCCATTTACTGCATCATAAATAGTATAAGTAGTTTGTTCACCATTATCATCAGGTTCAATAATTACTTTATACTTTTTTGAATCAGAAATTATTTCTTTCTGATGTGAAGGTTTTTCGGTAATAGAACCTATATGGTTATCAACCTTATCCCCTACAGAATCTGAAAATGAAAAAATATTATTATTATCGCCACTTTTTTCCATATTTAGATCTATATATTATGGCAAAATCGTTTTAAATTATTTACGTAAAACTATTTATATTAAACAGGGGAAGAATCGATTGTATCATTTATCGGTACATTTATTTTATTTTGAAGGTTTTGCACCGCCTAGTCAGGGCTCGAAGAGCCCAACTACTAACTTAGTAGGTGGCTTACAGCCACCTGATAAGTTTGGCGGCTTTGCAAAACCTTTACATTCGGCATTTATGAAAAATATTTTAAAGTATTTTTACATAAATTTTACAATATTACAACTTAAAGGATTATTATGGCGTTGACTAAACGTACATAGCTAACAAACTCTGATTCTGTTTTTCTTCATTCTTGATCAATATATCGACGTCTTTTCGCTTAACTGTATATGGAAACGTCACTTTCATTTCCATATCCTTACCGAAGAGTGTCGAATCAGATTTGACGAGGCGGAACAGATTCAATTTGGTATGGATAATCTCCAAACACCGTTTCAAATTACGGACACCCGATTCCTCCTTGGTCAATGCGCTATTTCCAACAATGTATTGAATTGTATCATCCGGAATAATCACATCCCCTTCTTTGAAATTCACTTGTTCACGAATCTTCGGCAACAAATAATCACGGGCGATCACGATTTTTTCTTTTGATTCGTAACCCTTAGTCTGAATACGATACATACGATCTTTTAGAATCGGGTTTACCTTGCTCTCGTCATTATAACTGAAAATGAAAAGACACTTGCTCAAATCAAAATCAATCTCCGAGAAATATTTGTCGTGAAATTGGCTATTTTGTGACGTATCAGTCAAATGAGTCAAAATCCCGATAATCTCTTCACCACGGGGTGTATCAGAAACTTTGTCTAATTCATCGAAATAAATAACCGGATTCATACATTTGCTGTCAATAATGATCTGGACAATACGTCCCCAAGAACTGCCTTCGTACGTATACGAATGACCCTCTAAGAAACTACTATCACCAGCACCTCCTAGAGCAATGAAAGTAAATTCGCGCCCCAATATCTTACTAATTCCTTCCTTGATGAGCGAGGTTTTACCAGTACCTGGTGGACCGTGAATAGCAATTGCTGAACCCATTGCTCCAGGATTTGCGATCCATTGTCCTAAAAATTGCATAATTTGCATCTTCGCATCATTGAGACCGTGGGTGCATACATCCAGTGTTGTTTTGGCATTCTCCATAAACTCATTACATTTTTCCATTCCATCGTCTATGTTAACTGAGAGTGATTTGTAGACTCCAAAGGGAACTTTCATAAAAGTATCGACCCAATTTTTGATTTTATAGTATTCGTTATCGCCTGGATCCATCGATTTTAAAATGTTGAGTTTTTGAAGTGCGATTGCCTTGAATTTGGCGGGCATTTTCGAATCGAGAAGAGTCAATCGATAAGGTTTTTCAACGTTAACGTGTTTGTTGATTTCTTTCAGGTCTTTCATTACACGTAATTGTTCTTTGTTGGACAATTTTTTCTTGAAATAATCGATTTCATTAGTGCGTTTCTTGTCATTATGAACTAATTTATGGTAGGTCTTGGCATTCTTGGTACGAGCTTTCTTGACCAATTTTTTGATCGAGCGATTGCATTCACTTACCGCATTACGAAGTACCTTATTTTTCGGCTTTTTAATAAGCTGTTCTATCAAATTCTTCTTAGTCTCCACTAAATCAAGGTATTCTTGTTCGACATCTGGGATTTCTTCTTCTACTGATTCATCCTTTTTAACTTTTTTAGATTTTTTCATATGTTTCTTGGTCTTCTTATCATCATCAACATGCTCAACCTTTTCGTAAGATTCTTTCATAAATGCTTGTTCATCGTCACTATTGCATTCGTCGTCTTCTTCGTCCTCAATATAAGCACAATCGTCTTCTTCATCATCCACATCGAAAATAAAACTGTAAAAATTTTTTTCTTCATTCGCATTTGCAAATCCCTTATCTTCTGGGTCATAATCTTCATCCTCTTCGTTATCTTCATCATCCTCATCGTCATCGTCATCTTCCTCGTCTTTTTCTTGTTTTGATTTCTTGGACGATTTTGATTTCTTGTCAGCCTTACTCGCTTTTGATTTCTTGGTATCTTTCTTTTCGTTCTTTACAGGCTTTTTTGACTTTTTATTTACCTTATCATCCATATATTTTGACGGAAAGATTTTAGAAATAAATTTTTGAAGTTCTTGTGTATCCATTTCATCATCATCTTCGTCCTCATCGTCTTCCTCTTCATCTTCATCTTCTTCCTCTTTCATTGCACGTTTACGATTTTTTCGAACAGGTGGTTTATAGGAGGAATCATCATCAGAATCTTCTTCTTCATCATCATCAGAGTCTGTATCTTCTTCAGATAAAGTTTCATAATCATCTTCATCTTCTTCATCATCATCAGAATCTGGAAGATTCTTTTTAAGAATATTCTTTTTATCTTTGGCATTCTTTTTAGAATCCTTAGAATCCTTAGAAGCCTTGGAAGCCTTAGAATCAGTGTATTTCATTTTGATTGCCATATTACAAAGAATAACTACTTAGTTTTAAGTAAATTTATTTATATTTTTACAAAATCAATTTTTCAGTAGGGAAACCTATGGAGCAGGGGAACCTATGGAGCAGGGAAACCTACGGATTAGCTTCACTAGACCTGCGACCCCCTTCCCTTAGCCTCTAAAACCAATAATTAAAGGAGGGGGTCTTAGGGGGAACCTATGGTTCCCTAAGGGCGCCTTCAGCGCCCAAGGTTGAACCGCTTAGCGGTTCTGACCCTAAAAAATTGATTCATTTTGTAATGATTATGCTAACAATATCAATAAGAATAATAACAATAACAATGTCAGCACAAGTCGCATATTTCACCGATAAACGTGATAATACCAAGGAACAGGTAGTTGGATTAGCAGGTATGGACTCAATGGTATTTGATACTGTAGGATGTCGTAGTAATGGAATTCGTCCCTGGGAAAAAGCTCGATTTGAAGCCAATATCCAAAGACAAAAACAAGCAGCTTATTTCGAAAATCTACGTCAAGTGAATAAGATGAAAAATAAAATGGCATATGATGGTCCAAGTAAAAAGGAGATGCAAGATGCAGCAGATAAACGCAAAGAAGATGAACGGATTGCTTTGGAAAAAATGAGAAACGATAGAGAAAATCAGAAAATGGGGGGTTATGAAGGAAGTGGTAACGACGCTTGGTAAGCCTTCTATGGTAGCTTCATAGAATTAGCATAAAAACATAAATATTTTTGTAAATTTATAAACATTTTTTTATCACATAATAGAGGTTAAAAAGGAGGGATCATAAGGGAACCTTGGTTCCCTTAGAAAAAATTGAATTGCGAAACGATTTAAAAAGTATGAGCATTATATTATAGGTAATTCAATGTCTTCCCAACGATTTAAAAATGAGCAACAAACTCCTTCAAGAATCATTGGAGTTGTATTCTCAATGCTATCACCGGAAGAAATACGAAAAAATAGTGTAGCCGAAATTACCTCAAGGGACACTTATATAAATAATAAACCGGTGATAGGAGGACTCTTTGATCCTAGAATGGGTGTATTAGAACCGGGACTTATTTGTCCGACAGATGGTTTAACATACATTGATACTCCAGGATATTTTGGACATATTGAATTGGCACGTCCAGTTTTCTTTATCCAGCATATCCGAGAAATAATGAAAATTTGCCGATGTGTTTGTTTTAAATGCAGCAAGCTATTGATCAATAAAAACCAACACCGACATATTGCTGAAATGCCAGGTGAGAAACGTTGGACATATGTATCTGGACTATGTGCTAAGATCAAGCGTTGTGGTGATAGCACAGAAGACGGATGTGGATGTAAACAGCCCGATAAAATTAAATTGGAGGGGTTTTCTACCTTGTTTGCCATCTGGGAAAATATGGAGACCGAGTCAGATGCCGAAAATCGTAAAATTAGCATCCGTCTAACTCCCGAAATCGTGTTGAAAATATTCAAGCGTATTTCGGACGAGGATGTCACCTTTATGGGGTTTAGTCCGATCTGGTCTCGCCCTGATTGGATGGTCTGTGAAGTATTACCTGTTCCGCCTCCGGCAGTAAGACCCTCGGTAAAACACGATGCTCAACAACGTAGTGAAGACGATTTGACGCATATTTACAGCAATATTATCAAGACCAACAAAGAGTTGGCGGATAAGATTGCCAAGGGTGCCGCGCCGAATGTGATAGAACAACAGACGACGGTTCTACAATATTTCATTGCGATGATCGTGAACAACAAAGTGAAAGGTGCAGTACCAATGGCGCAGCGATCAGGACGTCCTCTCCAGTGCATTATGGGACGGTTGAATGGTAAAGCGGGTCGTATTCGTGGTAATCTGATGGGCAAACGTGTGGATTTTAGTGCCCGTTCGGTCATCACTGGTGATCCGAACCTGTCGATCCGGCAATTGGGTGTTCCTAAGAAGATTGCGATGAACATTACGAAACCTATGATGGTGAACGAACGTAACCGCGATTTCTTGAAAAAGCTGGTGGAGAATGGTCCGGAGGAATATCCGGGTGCGAAGATATTGGAACGTAAAAATGGTGAGAATATCTCACTTCGCTATGTGGATCGCGCATCGATTCGACTCGAAGATGGAGATGTGGTTCATCGTCATATGATGGATGGAGACTGTGTACTCTTCAATCGACAACCCAGTTTACACAGAATGTCGATGATGGGACACATAGTAAAGGTAATGAAAATCGGCGATACTTTCCGAATGAACGTGGCTGATTAAATGGTTTAGGTCGGCAACAGGGAGCGTGAAAAGCGTGCTACTCCCTAGTGCAGTAATGAATATGTTCTACTGTGCAACACAACCAAATTGCGGGAACCTCCTTAGAGCCCTTGCTACCACCCCATTGTTGGAAACGACGGATGGGGGATCTCAGTTAATAGCTGAACCCGACGGTAAAAATGCAAGGGATTGGACAATCCGCAGCCAAGCTTCTAAATCCGTTATGATAGGATATGAAGAAGGTTCAACGACTTGATGATTGTGGGTCTCAAATGATAGTCTAATCAACTAGATGAGGCATAAAGTAAAGTCTAGTCCTGTATCGAAAGAACAGGTGAATTTCAATTGTCACTGCATTTATGCAGGGAAATTCTTTAAAATATTCGACTAAACCATACAATGCAGATTTTGATGGAGATAAACGTCTTGTCTCCAACATGCGGCTGCCTACTAAGTTGGAGAAAAGACTTAGTTGGGAAAACAGTGTAATTTCTCCTGTTCCATAGTATTACTGCATAGTGCTGTGGAATAATATAACCGTATAGTCAAACAGGGAACCTACGGTTCCCCTGTAACCCCTCCCTTTTTATTCAAAGTTTTATGAAAGGATGGGGTCGCAGGGGAAACCTTGGTTTCCCTGCTTTGGCAACGTGACCAAATTGCTGGAAACCCCACAAATGATGTAGTACCATTCATTATTGGAAACAATAATGAAGAACACGGGTAATGACCGTCCACAAAGGTGAAAACCTACATCAAAGGGCAATCAGCAGCCAAGCTCCTAATCTCGCTATGATAGAGAATGGAGAAGGTTCAGAGACTAGACGGTTACGGGTCTTAAATGATGGTCTAATCAACCTGATAAGGCACAAGGTATAGTTCCGATCCTGCCTGAGAGGGCAGTTTTTGGTTGTATTTATTGTATTTCCTTACGATAAATGCAGCCAAAAATTCACCGGAGATGAATATGCATATGAGTCAGAGTGTTTCAGCAGAAACAGAATTGCGTAATTTGGCGGCAATTCCGTACCAGATGGTAAGTCCCTCGTCTAATTCCCCTATTATCGGTATTTACCAAGATTCACTCTTGGGATCGTACCGATTCACCCGCCCTAATATCAAATTTACACCTAGAGATGCGATGAATTTGTTAATGATGTATCCCAATGTAAATACCGATGCGTTGAAAGGTAAGAAAGAATTCAGCAGTTTTGAAATATTGTCACAGATTATGCCACCTCTTACCCTGAAATACAAGACCAAATTGTTTGAAGAAAATGATGATTTTGGCACGTCAAACCACGTCGTAGAGGTTCGCAACGGTAAGTTTATTCGCGGACAGATTGAAAAATCCACACTAGGATCCACAACTAAGGGTATTATCCACAGAGTTTGCAATGATTTTGGTAATATGCAAGCAGCGGATTTTATTGATAATTTACAAAATGTTATCACTGAATATATGAAATCAAGCTCATTCAGTGTAGGAATTAGTGATCTGATTTCGAACAAAAAAACCCAAGATGCGATTATTCAAGCGATTGCGAAACAAAAACACGAAGTCCAGACGATTATTGAGAAGGTACATTTGGGTGTATTTGAAAACAATACCGCCAATACCAATATGGCGGAATTTGAAAGCAGCATTAACAAAGAACTTAACAAGGCCAACGAAGAGGCTGGTAAGATCGGTCGTAAATCTCTCAGTAAAGACAATCGCTTCTTGATGATTGTCGATTCGGGATCTAAAGGAACGTTGATTAATATTTCCCAAATGATTTCGTGTTTAGGTCAGACCAATGTCGACGGTAAACGTATTCCATACGGATTTGATAGTCGTACCCTTCCCCATTTCAATAAGTTCGATGATAGTCCAGGTGCTCGCGGATTCATTGAGAATTCGTATATTTCGGGATTAACAGCACCTGAACTCTTCTTCCACGCAATGGGTGGTCGTATTGGTCTCATTGATACGGCATGTAAGTCTGTAACATGGGAGACACCCATAGTGTTCATTGAAAATGATGTTCCCAAATATATGGAGATTGGTAAATGGATTGATGAGAGATTAGAGAAAAATAGTAAGGATGTTCAGCATTTTACAGATAGACAAATGGAATTGTTAAATATTGATGGGGTATATATTCCAACTACGGATGAGAATGGTGTAGTAACTTGGGGAGAAGTTACTGCAATGACGAGACACGATCCTGGTGCGCAATTATATGAAATTAAAACAGACGGCGGAAGAAGTGTTATTGTTACAGAAAGTAAATCGCTACTAATTTGGGATAAAGAAACTAAAAAATTAGTCGAGACATCTACACCTGATATTAAAGTCGGTGATTATGTTCCAGTTACAGCGGAGTTATGTCAACCACCAATTATTGTGGATAGAATTGATATGACAAAATATTTTCCCAAAACAGAATATGTCTACGGAACAGATTTTAATAAAGCGATAAATATGATGAATGCAGAAATGGACGGAAAGAAAAAAATACCAGAAGGATGGTGGATAAATAATAATGGGAATAGTTTTACTTTACCTTACAGTAAGAAATCTTCTTTACAGCGCACAATGGTTCGTTCAAGTATTGAACAGATTAAAGATGGATTTATTTATCCGTATCACGCAAATAGAAAAGATACAATGATTCCCGATAAATTTGAACTTAATGAAGAAAATGGAATTTTCATTGGTTTATTCTTAGCTGAAGGTAATGCCAACGAAAATAATGTATATATTACTAATATCAATGAGAATATCAAATCTTTTGTAAAATATTGGTTTGATAAGCACTCAATTTTGAACACAGAAAAAAGCCGTATCAATAAAGTTGGTGGAACAACTACAACAATAGTAGGAAATTCATCGATTTTATCCGAATTCTTAACTAAATTTGTTGGTCATAAAGCAGAAAATAAATATATTCCAACTGAAGCATTCCTTGCTCCTGAATCGTTTATACTTGGTCTATTAAATGGATATTATTCTGGTGACGGAACTGTTTCTAAGAATTCTATTGAAGTAGGATCAGCATCTAAAAGGTTAATTGAAGGAGTATCAATGCTATGTAGCAGACTCGGCATCTATGGTAAAATGTTTAAATATCAGGCAAAGAAAAATAATGTAGGAACTATAAATATTAAACCAAGTCATCGATTCACTATTCGCGCTCAATGCGCCCAATTGTTTTCAGAAAAAGTAACCTTATTAGAAGAAAATAAGCAAAGAAAAATGACAGAAAAGAAATGGGCAACTAAAAATTCCATTGATAAATATAACAATGTGTTCCTAGACGCAATTAAAGAAATAAATATTATAGGGATTGAGGCACATCCCAAGGTCTACGATTTAACCATTCCATCGACCCTCAATTTTGGATTGGCAAACGGTCTGCAAGTTAGAGACACAAGTTCCACTGGATATATCCAGCGAAGATTGATCAAAGGTTTAGAAGATTTGCGTATCGAATACGATATGACCGTCCGAAATAATATGGGTAAAATTG